ATAACGCCCCATAATATTAGCTTCTACTGCAAGCGGTAATCCAACCGCCCAATCCGGCGGCGTTGTCATCACACGAACCATAGCCTCCCTTGCTATTTCTGGTTCATCTGATTCGACAACTATTTCGTCGTGCACATGAAGCACAACATTATTTAAATTTCGTAGACTGTACCTTAATAAATCATTTGCAACTGCTTGGGTTACATTCTCACATGCAAGCCCACGCCATAGCCGTGCACGGGGCCATTCCTTTGCGTCTGCGGCTGGTTTCCAAGATGCCTTTGCATAGGTTATGCTTTCGTCATCTTCAAACCGCGCATAGGGATAACAAAGAACGCGACCCGAAGGGAGAGCATACCAAAGATGCTCACCACGAAACAAGTATTTAATTTTACCGGCGCTAAATATTTCGCCTTGACGAGCTAACGCCCGTGTATATGCAAGCTCGATTTCATTCCAGAACGGCACAGACCATTTATTTGCGAGTCTCCAGGCGTTTACCATACGTCTGGCTTCGTCTTCCGGCATATTGATTCCGTATACACGACCCATCGCAGCAAACGCGCCAACGCCTCCGGCGAAGCCACATGCTAACTCTTGCACTTTACCAACCTGGCGTTGGTCTTTTGTCACATCTTCTATTGCACAACCAAAAGTTTTTGACGCGTTGAACTTATATACATCTTGTCCAGTGTTAAATAACGCGAGCTTGTCATCGCCGTTGTTGGACAGCCACGGCGTTACACGGGCTTCTATGGACGCCCAATCTGCAACGACAAACTGATGTCCCCGCGCAGGAACCATCGCTGGGCGTAACATACCTTTGAGCACATCAGTGACGCGCTTGCCGAACTTAGGCACGATCTTATGTCCGCGCACCATCGCATGGCGCACGGCCTCTGGATCGTCTGCACAGACGCGCGTGAAATTATGCACCTGCGCGCCGTAGGATGACGCACGGCCTGTTGCGCTGCCACCTGCGAACACAAACGCACCACGCACGCGGTGATCCTCGCCGGCCAAGTCAAACAAGCGATTGAACTTGGCTACAGAAGACGCCCAAAGATCATCAGCGCACTGTATAACGTCGGCAACATCTGGCGGCACTTCTTCAGGATCGTCCATCGCCAATAGATTTGCACGCGCCGTCTTATCGATACTATACTTGTCGTCTCGCTCCATGAGCTTGAGGGCTGCGGGGCCAACACGATCTTGAACCCATTGTCGCATCTTAGGGCTTCGGACTGACGTGATCTCGCCGTTCGTAACCTCACGAACGATGCGTTCGATTTCCTGTAATTCATCAGCCGCGAATCGAACCGCTGCTTGGCATAGAGGTACGTCAACCAAGACGCCGCGATCATTGATACGCTCATTAATATGATAATCTGCCAGCTCATCATCTGTCAGTTCCCGCATCGCTTTAGATGCCGCGCGCATCGTACGCACGTCTTGCTCACAATATTCTATCAGTTCCTGCATTAATCGCACATCATCACTGAATGGCGGAATGCACAGCTTACGAACGAGATAATTGCCTCGATGATCTTTACGCATGTCTGAGCCAGCAAAGCGCGCCATGTCTTCCAAACTTCCTGGCGCACAGTTTGCTCGCGCTTGCGTCGCGGTACAATAGAACTGTTCAAGCGGAACGTGTTGCTTTAACACATGCCAGAAGATCAGCCGCTCAAACGCTGCGTTATGCGCGCGGATCTGTGTTGTGAGCACAGGCAGGAGTTGCCCAGGACGCCACGTCTGTACAGGCCCATCGTCTATGGCGTAGGACATACAGAGCACTTGCGTAGATGGGTGACGAGCGTAGTTATATACGCCCGCCGTCTTCAGATCGCATTCGCTGCGTGTTTCAAAATCGAGCCAGATCATTTTGGCGCGTCATATCTTGTGCCGATAGTCTGGCCGTAGCGATTGCTGTAATACATGCCATACTCATCGCCTACGCCCGCAGCGACCATGCGCCCGTTGCGATCATAGATGAAAGTCTGTTCGCCGTAGTTCATCTCACTGAACCTTGGCGTCTCCACCTCCTGTGCTTTCAAAGGCTGTGCGATAAGCGTCAACGATGCGGTCAAGAACAAAAAGTATCTCATCGGGTTTCTCATGTTTGTCTGAGTATTCTTTAATGGTGAACAACAGATCGCCCATCAGTTGCTTTAGTCGTGCTTCTTTATCCATCACAATTCTCTTTAGGTTAGTTAATCAGATCTACTATAATCTTTCTTAATTTCTCATTTTCTCTTCGCAGAATTTTTATCTGCAAACTACTATCAGTTGTATCTACGCCAAACACTAATTCTTGCGGCGTAATCCCTACATGCGGCGCAATCTTAATCGCCCATTCCGGCGTCATTTTTCGCCCGCCTGCATCAGGCCATGCCGCAAGCCGCCAAATTTCGACAGCTTGACATCCAATCTTCTTCGCAAGTTCTTGATTAGTTAATCCTGCATCGCGTATGATATGCTTCAACCTACTTTTGTTATCTTCGCTTCCCATACGACTGACTCCTCTATCTTCGTTGGATCTTTCGCGTCTTGCGTTAAGAACTGCGTCTTGATCGGCCCGACGCCAAGCGCCATCCAGTAACGCGCTCCTGTTGCAGGCTTGCCGTTCCAGTTCTGTAGATAAGTGAACTGGATCACGTCTTGGTAATACACGCCCATCACATTGATCTGCGATATGTGCTCTTCAAAGTGCACGATCTGCACGCCCTTACTTGCGGCTGGCGGCCAGCATTTAAAGAAGTCAAACTTTGGGTAATCAATGTAATCAGACCCAACTTCCTGAAACTCGCCCCAGCCTATCGGCGGGTTGAGAACAACTTTCTTACCTTTGGGATAATCATCGCGCCACTCGGCCACACCAAAGCCAGGACGATATTGATAGAACCATTTATTCAACCACGTTCCGGCGCTGTCGTAGTTATTGTAGAGCATGCTGTCGCTGCCCTTGTCATAACTAAACACAGACGTAAACGACGGTGTGTCAGGTGCGGTATAGTCAAAGCGTCTCAGTTCGCCGCTCTTAAAGAACGGCCAATAGGCAGGCACAAACAACATTTGATTTCTCCTGAGATTGGTGGGATGGTTGTGCACGCAACCACCCCACCTTAAATCACAACGCGCGGCATGCGCTGTGATTATCCTCTGCGACGACGAACTGGAGCTTCTGCTACCTCTTCGACCGTGGGCTCTTTATCGTTACTCACGAACTTAACAATCTCGATCACTGGGTTATAGATGCGTCCATAACCGCCAACGTGATTGTAATGTGCGCTTTTCAACTTAACGATTGGCACAGGCGTCAACGGGCTGGTCTTGTAGTTCATGCCCGTCTCATACGCTATGCGCTTAACTTCAGGCACACCGCCTTTAGTCTTAGTCGAATAGCGCGCCACCAATCCTTTATCATTACCGCTGATGCATTGCAGCGATATACCTACCTGTTCTTCCCAGCCGTTAGAGTCAGGAATATCTTCAGGCATAGCGGGCCTATCTTTACCTAATGGCACCATTACCTCGCCGAGGAGTTTACCCATGCTAGGCGTGTTTTGCGCGCCCCAGCAAACGTAACCCTCAACAAAAGAGAATGGGTTGATAGCCCACAATGAGTCAGGCTCGATCTCTGTCTGATCAGCGCCGTAGACCCAATGACCTGTTTTATCCATCTTTAGATACACCTCTCTAGCGCCCAGCGTAGAACCCGCTGAGAACTTTTCGAGAGCTGATGCTAAATCGGCTACCGCAGGTAAGTTTGCAAAGTCTGTCATTTTGTCATCTTTCCATTTTGCTAAAAGCCAGAAGATCCTGGCCGAGTTGCGACACCGCCGGCCTTGGATCAGTCCTTGGCGCGATTGTGTTGCCCGATGAGATGGACACAACATGATCTTTCGGTAAAGCGAGCTTGTGCTTTTTCAACACCTTTTCCGCTTGTGCTACCGATAAGAGCTTCGTCTCCATCAATTCCGACATATCCAGTCCCATTTGCTCAAGAGCTTCTCGCGCTCCTTCAGCATCAACCCATTGGCGTGTTGCTCGTTTTGAGACCAGTTTAAAATCTGCGATTTCTTTTCCTTCTTCCATAGCGCGAAGAGCAAGTTCTCGCACATCCTTAATCCACGGCTCAAGTAAATCAGCAAGTTTAAGAGCATCTGAAAGATCCGGCAGGTTATCAAGTTGCGTCTTTACGGCGCGGTTAGCTTCGCCATTCATCAAAGGGCAGATAGCTTTAGCAGCGCACCAGCGACAATGATCACCCTTCTTTAGAGGGGCGTCTTCACGCATGGCAGAATGAATAGCACGCACCAATTCACGCTCAAAGTTTTTGATTCGTCCTGGGGTTGTTTGCCAGACCTTGACGTGAGGGGGCTGGACGATGATGCACTCGATTTTGCTGACGCCTTCAAAGGCCCAGCGGCAGTTCTCTGTGTGCATAGCTGCGGCTGCGTAGAACATGAGCTGATCGTTTTCTTCTGCGTCAACCCAGACGCCGCTACCGAACTTCCAATCAAGAATAATAGCAGTATCACCGCGACGCCCCACAACGTCGCAAGACCCGAATACTTCCTGCAATGGTTCAGGAAACGCGACGTGAACTTCGGTCTGGAACTCAAGCTTTCCGTCTGGATCGATCTCGTCAAGCGCCGCGAATGCAGGCCGTAATTTCTCATTGAGTTGTTCCTCAGTCGCGTCGGTAAACGTAATAATTGATTCGCCGTTAAGTATACGCTCCATGCATTCATGCAGGAACGTGCCTTCTTCAGCGTATGATGACGACGGTTTGGGCGGAACTTTGGTAACTAATGCAACACTGCCAGGGCAATTAATAACGCGCTTTGCTGAAGAACCCCCGACGATAGTAGAATGTGCCATTTAATGTCTCCCTTATGCGAATCACACTAGACAACTTTTTTTGTTTATGCAATAACTTTTTTATGAACGAATCAGAAATCGAACAATATTTGGTTAAAACCGTCCGCGCTATGGACGGAGAAGCCTACAAATTCAATTCGCTATCACATCGTGGGGTGAGTGATCGCATCGTCTGTTTACCAAACGGCGAGACGTGGTTCATCGAATTGAAAACGAGCGGCGGCAAGTTGTCGGCGCTTCAGAAAGTGTTTGCACAAGACATGAAGCGTATGAACCAGCGCTACGCATGTCTGTGGAATAAAGAGCAAGTAGATAGGTGGGCTTGTGAAATTACGACCATATCAGGATGAAGCAGCGGATTTTTTATTCTGTAAAAACCGCGCCATGATCCTTGCGCCAGTAGGCGCGGGGAAGACTGCAATAACATTAACCGCTATGCGCGACATGCTTGAAAAGGGCTTTGTGCAGCGCTGGCTAGTGCTCGCGCCCAAGCGCGTCTGCACTGACGTGTGGCCTGTAGAAGGGCCGAAGTGGGCTCCTGAGATGCCCATCGCCGTAGCTGTTGGCACGCCAGCGCAACGCCGAGAAGCGTTTGAGAGCGCAGCGGATGTGGTCGTGACCAACTATGACAACATCCCGTCCATAGATCCCACCGGCTTTGACGCCGTGGTCTTTGATGAGCTGACGCGGCTCAAGAATCCCAGTGGAAAACGGTTTAAGCATTTGCTAAAAATACTTGACAATTTCCACATACGCTGGGGCTTGACCGGTTCGTTTACGTCTAACGGCCTAGAGGACGTGTTCGGCCAGTGCAAGGTCGTTGACCAGAAGCTGCTAGGCCGCAGCAAAGGCGCGTTCCTGCAACAGTATTTTTACTGTTTAAACCGCGAATATCAACAATGGGTGCCGCTACCTAACGCATTGCCAAGCGTGATGGCGACGATCAAGCCGGCGACATATGTGCTAGAGGCTGGCGAGTATAAGGATAAATTGCCGGAGTTGCATGTCGTTGACATGCGCTGCACGATGGACATGACGCACTACAACGCTATGAAGAGGGAGTTTGTCCTTGAACTTGATCAGACCATCAGCGCTCCAACGGCGGCAGTCGTTACGCAAAAGCTTCAGCAACTTGCCGGCGGCTTCATTTACGGACTGGATAAGCCGGAATGGATCGGATCCCATAAGTTTGATCTGTTGGATGAAATACTCGAAGAAAATCAACGAGCGAACACGATCATTGTTTACAACTACAAAGAAGAGTTAGCAGAACTTAAAAGACGTTACCCACAACTCTTTACTATGGATGACGCAAATGTAGTTGACAAGTGGAACAAAGGTGAACTCGAGTTATTAGCGATTCATCCCAAGTCCGCCGGTCATGGATTGAACCTACAGTTTGGCGGCAACAAAATTATTTTCCTGTCGCTGCCTTGGTCGCTGGAGCTGTATGAGCAAACCATCGGGCGCTTGCACCGCAGCGGGCAAACAAAAGATGTCTGGTGTTACAATATTATTTGTGCTAACACCATCGATGAAAAGATCCAAACCGCGCTAAAAGACAAGCGCTCCATGTCTGAACTGGCGTTGGAGGAATTATGCACTGGCATGAGTTGAACGAGAAATTACCGAATTTATCCGAAAAGGAGATTTATGATCTGCTTCAGGATGAACGCGCGAATGGGCGGCGCGCTTTTATTATGACCCGCTTGCATCAACGCTACAACATTCTGCGAGTGTTGCGCGAAAGAGAGGAATTGTTGAAAGATGCATACACCTACCGATCTTCTAAGACAGGCCGCTGACATCATCGCCGAGCGCGGTGAGACGTATGGCGGCATCGAGAATAATTTCCAGCTTATAGCGGACTTGGCATCGTTGCGATTGGGGCGCGACATCCATCCGTTCGAGGTGGCGATTATTATGGTCTGCGTTAAGAATGCGCGGGCGTTTAACGATCCGCTGCACCTTGATAGCCGCGTAGACGCTATGAACTATGAAGCGTTTGCAGCGCAGTTTGCTGCGGACTACATAGCGCAAAAAGCTGATACCGGCGCGAACATTGGGTACAAGAAACGCACTGAGCTGAAGCCGGCTAAGATCGAGCCGCTAAAGCCGACACGCCGCGCGGAGCTTGCCGTAATCGACGATAAACTGAGCCGTTTCGGATCCACGGAGCCGCCGCAGTTCAGCGGCAACAGCGCGCTGTTGAGCGACTGAGTATTGAGCGAGTGGCGGGCAAGACCCGCCGCTCGTTGACTGGCAACTAGAAAGTGCCGTTGTCGAGATCAATAGCAGTATCGTCCACGGTTTTAGGGGCCATAACGACATTGGTCTGTTGTGCTTTCAGTTTGGCTTGCAGATCCATACGACGTGTGACTTCCTCACGCCGCCCACGATCATAAGCATCAGCGATTAATATTTTAACGCCGCCATAGAGCACCGTTAAAAATAAGCCAATTAAGATAGCAGTTGTCATGCGCCCGTGACGTTAAAATCTTTAGCGCCGATAAGACCAATAGCAATTAACGCAGCCTGAAGAGAAGGCCAGTCAAGCGTCTTAGTCTGCCACGCGTTAAAAAGAACGCCTACAAGAGTAAGGATTCCTGGGATAGAGGTTTTCCAATTCTTAAGCATCAGTTACAGTTCCTTGGTTGAGTGACTGTACAGTGAAAAATATATTTAGCCGGCGCGCAGCCAGACAGTAAAAGGCAAAGTAAGATTATCCGCATAGCGCTTTAATCTGCGCTTTAACGTCTGCGATACGCGCAGACCAGCCTTTGCCAAACGTAGACCAGATCGACAGGGACTGCATGAAAGCTAAACGCTTGTTTGTGACGGCCATAGCGACATAGGTTTTAGTGGCTTGGATCGTTGCAGGGCCGATCACGCCGTCTTGCGTAACGCCGACAACAGCTTGAAGCGTCTTAGCTGCGCGGCTTACGCCTGAATTGACAGCAAAGTCGAACACAGCAAAATCAACGCCGTCGGGCAAATTATCTCCAGAAACACGATCCCAATAGAGGTTCTTGTAAATCGCCGCAACTTCCGAATCATTAATATTGCGAACGCTCTGCGTCGGGAGATTTTGGGTCTTTCGCCAGCTATCATAGACTGCTTGCGTAACGCCCTTATTCGTCGGGCCGCCTGGATCTTTTGGATGGTCAACATAGCCACCCTCATATTTAAGAACTTGTTTGAGGGCTTGCGCGTAGTTCTCTTTCATCTATCTGCCTTATGGCTAACGATGTCTCTGATGGTGTCGAGCTTGACGAACACTTGGCTAAGTGTTGTGTTAAACTCGTCGCGGGTGACGTAACGTCCAGCAACGAGAACTTCAATCTCGCTGACCTTTTCCGCTAATTCTTTATCTGCGCTCTGCAAATCTTTGACAGCGCCCCAGACGGTATTCAATACCCATCCGCCCAGGACGCCGATCACGCCAACGGCGACATCAAAAAACACTTGATATTCAGCCATTGGTGTCATCTCGCCATCGCATTCTGGTTGTCTCTGCGGCGCATCACGTTCTGAACTGTAACAGCGCCAGAGATCGCGGGGCCAAGTTTTTGCACAGTTTCTTTTACATCTGCGCCCATGCCTTTTATCTTAGCTGCGGTTTTCTTGGTCTTTTCTGCGTATGCAACAGCGGCCTCAAGAACCTTTGCAGTTTGTTCAGGATCCAACATCTCAGTGGCGATCTCAAGCGCCAGCTTTCTATCTATATGGCCTTGCGTTTTGTTCATAAATAAATTCACGCTAGTCGTAATTTTACTCAGCAAGTTAGGAGCGCGAGGTATAGTTCCTTTGGTGACTTCTTTCGCGTCAGGCGCGCTTTCACGGGCGACGCGAGCCATGCGATCCGCTTCGGCTGCACGCGCTAGATCGTCGCGGATATCGTTAACCGTCTTAACTTGTGATGGAGTCAAGACCTGCGAAAGTTTTTCAAAGCGCGGCGCGCCTTCAATCGCTTGTTTAATTGTGCGCGGCGCAGCTTCAACAGCGGTTGCAAACACACCCGCGCGTTGCGGGCCTTCTTCGGCTAAAGGCGACAGCAATTTGCTTTCTAAGTATTGGCCGATCTCCATTTGATTGATCGGGCCGCTACGCTTGGCAAACTGACCTCGCGCCTGTTCATAAAGCGGAGACTTCTGTTTGATCCAGCTAATTAATTGCTTGCGCGTATTGCCAATAGCTGCGGCTTCAGACGCGCCGATACCAAAACGCTCTGGGTTGCGAATAAGATCGTCCATCGACATCTTAAGCGCGTGCAGACTGCTAACAGGATATTTAGCCGTTGTTGCAGGAATTGTGCGCTTAATTGGCTGACCGAACTCATCGACGATAGCTGACTCAACAGTCGTGGCAGGCTTAGTCTCGCCTAGCTGGAACGTATGACCGCGCTCTGCGGCCAACTCTTCAGCGCGTGCAAGTGCCTTATCCATTGAAGGCCGCGTTAACAGTTCAGATAGCTTCTTATCTTCTGGCACAAGCATCTTATCTGCTTTACCGTATAGATATGAAGCTTCTTTAGCGCGGCCTGTCTTAGCCGCTTCTAGTGTGCGCTCAGACCCAGCAACAGTTCGCAATGCCTTAAGACGCGCGGCGGCTTGTTGCTCTGCCCGCAGATCATACTCTGATGGCATGACTTCTCTGGCCGTAGCACCAAGCGCTTGGAACTTAGTAGCGCCGACAGGCACAGCCGCTTGAGCTGCCGTAGGCATAGACCCAGGGACAATCTGCGCTTGTGGGTTACGTAGCGCTGCAATGATTTCAGGTGTTCGGCCTTCAGCCGCCGCCGTATAGGCTGCATATTTAGGAGCCATCATATTGCGCGCAAACTCATAGCCTGGCGCAGCAACATTGAAAGGAGCCTGCACCATACCGGCTAATACATTTGACGGCGCGGTTCTTTCAGCCAATCGCATAGCGTTCTGAGCCAAAACGCCTTTGCCGCCCAACCGCGCGCCTAATCCGCCGATGCCTGCGCCCGCAGAGATGTCAGACAACACACCGACAGGATCGGTTTTAAAAGTTTCTAACGCTTGTGCAGGCGATCCATACCGTTCGCCTAAGTAACCGCCCACTGCTTTTGCAGTTTGGACAGGACTCATAACAGCCTGCCCTAATGCTTCCGCAGTCTGAAGCGGATTTGTTGCCGTTTCATAAACGCCTTGTGCAAAGTTAAGCGTGCTTGCTGGAATATTACCAAGCGTCTCGCCAACATAACCTGCTATTTTTTGTGGCGTTGTAACAATTTCTCTAGGCTCGCCGGTTGCAAGACCAAGATGTGCGGCGATCTCTTCGGCAGTATAACCAGCTTCTTTAGCTTTTTCCGCTTCAGGCGTAGCCATAAGAAACCGTTTGATCTCTTCATCAGAGTATCCGGCATCGCGCGCTGTCTGGATCTTAGCGGAGAAGTTAGCCATTATTTAAAAATCTCACCAAGAGATGGACGATTATCAGATGGCGCAGCGCTGGTGCCAGATTCCCCAGCATATCTTTCTAATCTTTGTCTAACTTGTTTCCACGCCGCAAGTCTAACTTCTTTTGGAAGTGACGCATTTGTTACGTTGCCTAACGTGGACACTATAAATTCACGGTCTGGATCAGATATTTGCGCGCCTAACTTATCATTAAGTCTTTTTAAAACGACGTCATTAACGATGACGCCTAATTCAGCGATAGCTTTAGCACCTTGCGTCCCACGTCCAAAAAATCCGCTGACGCCGGAACCCATAGCCTCAAGACCGCCGCTTGTAGATTTATCGATAAGTTTGGACACATTATCGTCGCCCGTTTTAGGATTAAATCCTATCGCAGTTAATGTTTCACGGCCAAAACGACGATTATTAAACTCAGGCGTCCCTGGTATTGGCTCTGGCACATTAGCAGGAGCGCCAGGAGGCGCGGCCATATCAACGCGAGGCGTAAGTTTACCTTCTGGCGTTGCTTGAACGCGTGGTGCAGGGATGCCACTAGTAAGTGGCACTGATTCCACAGTTCCCGTATATGGGTTAGTGCGAATAGCTGTGCCAGTGTTTTCAGGCCCAGGCATAAAGCCGAACTTTTCTTGAACCGCTCCCGCCGAGCCAGGAACAACTGTTGCGCCTTTTCCTGGTTTAAACTTAGGAATAGCAATTGTTTCCTTAAGTCCTGTTTCTGGGTTGATTCTTTCTTTAAGATCAAACTCATCGCGGCGTTTGATTTGATCCTGAATTGTGGACATTTGCGTTGTAAAGTTTGTCAACGCGTCTTCGTTGTAATTAGGATCTAAAATTGACTGTAGTTGTGGGGGTAATTTTTTATAAAAAGAGTCATAGCCTTTGCCGCCAGCCATGACAATTTTAGCCGCTGTGTTCTCAGCGGACTTAAATAGTTCTGCATCTTTTTCTAATTGTGTCTTCTCTCTTGTAGCTTGCGCGGACTCGCCAAGACGTTCTTCTTTAACTCCTTCAAGTCTAAGTTTTTCTTGCTCAAAAGGAAGTTTAGCTTGAGCTATCCCAAGAACTCCTCGATGATATTCAGCGGTCGCACGTTGAGCAGCTTCTTGCGCTTGCAGGGTTGCGGCTTGACGTTGCGCTTGTTGAACTTGCAATGCTTCGGCCAGATTACCGCCGCGCGCCAAAACATTAGCTGCTTCAGGCGAACTAATATCTAAATTACGTAAAGTATTAAGAAAAGAATTTTGCTGCATTTGCTCTTGCTGAAGCTTCTGCATTTGAAGCTGCGCTAATTCTTGCTGTTGAGCGCGAGCGCCCATCATCTGGTATTGCGCCAGCATGTTCGCAAAGTCCGGCGCTGTATTCGACAGAGCGTTACGAGCGGCTATGGTGTAATCAACCGGCATTTAAATCACCTATTAAAATAAGGGACGTTTTGCCCGCCAAATTGATATGATCCAGAAGGCCCTTGAGGCGAGAACCGATCCATCATGTTATAAGCAAGCATGGCATTAGCTGGGCCTTGCAGAGCCTGACCGAGCGCTGATGCGCCGCCGACATAGCCAGAGGCTCTAGCCTGTCCGACATTCTCCATCGCCTGTCCGTAGGGATTAGCTGACGTGAGCGCCGCCATCGTCGGAATAGCGCCTGTGTAAGCGCCTGCGACCGTTCCGCCAGCATTAGTCGCCATTGTGCCAAGATTAGAGCCAAGGTTGAACTGATTGCCAGACAGGGCGTTACCGACACTACCAGCTAGACCTGTTGCTGTCTGAGCTGCGCCTGCGCCGACACCGGCTAAATTCTGAAGCCCTTGAACCGCTTGCGCGCGGTTAGCCATGAAGCGGTTATAGGCGTTAGTATATTCCTGACTGCCAGCCTCTTGACCGTAGCGCGTAGCTGCTTTGAGCGCCCCGCCAGACCCAGCTAAACCACCTGCACGGGCGGCATTGGTCATAGCTTGCTGACCTTGCTGGAACCTGAACGCATAGCCAGGATCCATCTGAAGCTGTTCATAGGTCGGCTGTTGCGTATACGCGCCGCCTTGACCAAAGAGCTGCGCGAGCTGATTCGTAGCTCCCGCGCCTGCGCCCATGTATGGCTCTTGGAAACCTACACCCTGACCGTAAAATTCTCTTGCTGTCTCAGCGCCTGTGCGGCCTTGAGCTAGAAGATCCTCACGGCCTTTGCCGTAGAACTCACGCCCAGCCGCTGCGCCCTGTTCGGCCATGCGTCGGGCTTCGTCGCGGGCTTGTTGCTGCGCGATGAGGCCAAGCATACCCGATTGCTGCGCGGCAGCGCTCTGCGCTCCGGCTGCACGCTGCGACCCCATGTAGCTTAAGCCGCCAGAGGCTAAAGCAGAGCCGCCTAAAAGGGCTAGTGTGAACGGATCCATAATGCCTCACTATAATACTAGGTCTTGATGATGTATAGCACGCCATAGTTCTTTGGCTTTGTTTCCGTGCCGCCGGTCGTAGATGTGTTGACGGTCAGGCCAGTTGTATTTGAAATAGTGGTAGATGTTCCAGTTTGTAGGAATGTGCCGCTACTATTAGTTCCAGAAGCGGCTTGAAAAGATCCTGAATAAGTGTGTGTATGTCCTGGGTCAGTAACAGCATGATTATGGTTTAGATATGTATCCGCCGCATACGATCCAACTGATGGGCCAACTGCACCGCTAGATGATCCAGTTGCATTAGTGCCTGTGCCGCGAACGAACATACCGCGAAGATCTGGCACGTTAAATGTCGTGGATCCGTCGCCGCTGCCCCATGTCGTGCCGATAGCTGCAAACAAAGCAGCATAGGTTGAACGCGATACTGCGGAACCGTCGCAAGACAACCAACTTGTCGGAGCTGCGGTGCCAGCGAAAGGCATAATACAACCGGCGGGAAGCACTTGATCAACATATGACTTAGTAGCCGCTTGAAGCGCAGCGGTTGGAAGCGTTGGCAATACAACAGGAACAGTAGATGTCGCAGCCGTGCTATTTATTGTTAATCGTGTGGCGGCGTTAGTCTTAACCGTAAAGTTACGGTCATCGTTGACCGAGAATATAGAATCCGTAGAGTCCGCCGACATGACCGTGCGGGCTGTGCCGCCAGATGTCGAGATCTGAATAGCGCCGCCTGCTACGTCAATAGCATTAGCTGGCGTTGCGGTGCCGATACCTACCTGACCCGTCGTGTCAACGACGAAGGGCGATGAGTCAGGATCGGCTGAATCTTGAACGCGGATAGCCGCGCCTGCGCCCGTTTGCGTGACGAGAAGCGCAGGGCCGGAGGTGTTGGCCGAGATGGTGACGTTACTGGAAAAGACTGGCGACAGAGCCGTTGATGGCGCGGCGATGTTATCAACTGTCCAGATCTCAGTGCCTTCCGCATTTGTCAGCTTGAACTTATAGTTGGCCGACGACAGCCAGATATTAGCTTCGCCGCGCGCGTCCAACACAATTGGATTACTGTTCGCCGTTGCTGCGGTCGAGTCCGTATAGGTCGCTTGCGGCGTGGTCGTGCCAGCTTCGTAAGTATAAAGAAAACCGCCTGCAAGCGGAACGCCTGCGGCGTCAATAAACTGAGCTTTAGCGGTGGGCGTTACGACGGCCATTATTCACCTATATTACAAGTTACGGTCATAATAACCGAAGGAATAGCAGGACAAAAAGCAGTAGCAGTAGAAGCGTCAAGTCTTACGTTCACGTCACTCGTCGCCCATACCAGCTCAAAATAGTCATTCGTGTCCATTCTTAGCACGAAATTCCACGCAGCAACATAGGCTTCGCCAGAGCCTTTCATTGTAATCTTAGTGGCTGAGTCAGCTACATCGGTGCCATTTATCCGCGCCCAGATATAAATATCTTTAGAGCTGGCATTGGTGCTAACAAGTTGAAGCGAGAACTGAAAGTTATACGCCCCAGGTCTGTTTACATAGATACGTGACGTGGGTGTGCCTAAGTAAACGCCTTCAGACAAGTCAGTGTTGTTAAATGTAATCGGATACCCCGTATTGATGGCCGCTGCGGTCTGATCGGTCGTATCAAAGAAGGTGCCGTAGCGTAGCGATCCACTGCCGAGAAGAATAAACAGATTATAGAAGAACCGATACCAAGGGCGGTTAACGTAGTCATTAGACGGGTCGTTCATTTGAACGCGCGCCGCTGGGATCTGAGTATCGTTATAGAACTGATTAGGCATTTGTAGGACTTACGTGCAGTTCAGCGCCCATGATGGCGATCTGAACAGGATCCGTGCCAGAGATCTCGTATACCCTATCACGGAGTTTCATCGTCATGCCAAGCCGCCGCCAAATCGTGCGGTAGCCTGTCTGACCGATCTGACCCATAGACTTCCAGTGCTCATTAGACCAAGTGTGACCGCCGTCATCAGACCAGCGCAGCATGACCTGCGGGTCTGCGCCAATTGTAACCGTGTATTGAGCGTAGTCGCGGATCTTTAAAGCAGACCCAGCGCGGTCAAGAATGAAATCATGCGCGCGGTCGTAGATATAAATAATCTCGTTGACTTCCGCCTGACTATATCCTGGGATACCGACGCCTGCCTGACAGTCTAACTGAAGACTATGCTGCGTCGAGCGGTTCAGATCGTTCTGACCCGTAGGCAACGCGCGCCATGAGCGAAGCCATTTTTGCGTTGTGCCAGCTTCTGAATAGACTGTCGGATCATAAGCAAAGATCTCGCCTGTGCGGTAGTCGCCGATGACAATCTCATTGTTAAAGTTCATCTGACAATTACCGCGTGTGCGGGTAAAGTCGTTATTTTCCCAGCCCGCGCGCTCATGCCATGCGCCAGTCGCCACGTCATAAACCCATGTCGTGTTAGCGTTGGGGAAGTTGAGAACGTAGAAGCTATGGCCGTCCTGTTGATAAGTGTAGCCCACAGCGTCAGAGAGCGTCGCGTATTGCTGGATCTGCCATTCGACCGCATGGGTCGAAACACGCTCGCCTGAGTAGCCTTTTGAGCGGTAGACGATACCATTACCGCGAGCATCTGCGCCTAGCCAAAACAGCCCATTGTCGAGCTTGGCGACGGAATAAGCAGCAAGACAACCGATTTCGTTAAACGCGCCTTGGATACGCGCCATCGGAAAGTCAGGCAATCCGGCGTCATACCAGACCTCAACGGAGTTCTGACCAAACAACCAGATTTCGCGGTGGTCTACAATTAGCGTGACAAGATTGTCAGGTGAACCTTCAGCGCTGGCAAAGTAGAGCGGGTCAACAGTTGTGGTATTTGAATCCAGAACCCAGAAGATCTGGCTATTTGGCTGGTTATATACGAACCAACCGTCTAGAAACCCACAGCCAACAGCGCCTGTGAAGGGCGAAGTAAGCTGAGTTAAGAAAGGACTAAATGTCAGTGTGACGCCAGTATTGGTGGCTGTCGCCGCAGCCGATAAAACAAAGTCAGTTCCATTCGTCACGCTGGCAACTGTTGCGCCTGTAGGAATACCTGTGCCTGACACAGGCTGACCAGGGTAAAGATACGTCGTGTCGCCGCCCGATACAGTCGTGCTTGCGTTTGTCGTGTTAAACGCAAGCTCTTGATAGGTGCTATTGTATATGTAGCCATAATTACCGGCAGCGATAAACATCTGCCGACCATTATCAGTCATGTTAACTTGACTTGATCCTTGGATAGTCCCAAGCGCCTCATAGTTCCAGTCAGAATCAATTCTATATAACGTAGTTGCCGATACCGCATAGCCGTAGGATGTCGTTGCTGACTCGCCTGGGGCTGGATCTATCGTGTCGCTTGTAAACGTCCAAAGTCCACGAACCGGCCCTGCGCCAAGGGTCTGAAGAAAGCGCAGCCCTGGCGCACGTTGTAGCCACGCGGCCTGCTTACCGCCTTCAGGCACAACTTCAGGGAATAAATTAACCATGCGGTTATCAGCCGCATTTGGACTGCGAGTGACATAACTAGAGCCAAGGATAGGCGTTGCGACCATCAGTAGTTGCCCGCATAGATGTTATAGCGCTGACGTGTGCCGACAATGCTGTAAGGCAGAGCCATGATGTCGTCAGGGTTATTGATGCGCTTGAGATTGCGCTTGCTATACATAGCGATCCGGCTGACCGTAGGCGATGGCTCAACGCCAAACTCAGGGGCCAACTCGCAAGCCAGATTGTAACGGAACGCCCGTAGATACCCAGGCGGGAAAAGGATCGCCGTTGCTAGATTAGCAGGCTGCGACAGCTTTTCTACTGAAATGAAATGCCATTCTAACAGTCTTAATGGGACTGGATAGATAACCATATCAATGTTTGGATAGGTCATATTGGTGAATATGACCTGTGGGTAAGTAGACGTTACGGTCTTAACGGCAATGCCGTTATATTGTTGCTGATTGATAAATTTAATGCCGTAAGACACGTTGGTCTGCGGATCGCGGAAGTAAGTAGAATCATCCAGCAATACAGGGCGCTCGCCCACGAAGTCGCCGGTCGGGCCTAGCGTGCGGTTACGCTCGCCTGCGGGCCAATTGAATACTTGATCTTGAGTTGAGAACACCGACAGTCGTTCGGTATTCCAACTGTCGATCATCTGGTTCAGAGCAAATAGCGCGTCATTCGCTGTCTCTGACGAGGGCGTTTCGCCTTCGGCTAACACTCCGAGGAGCCTCAACGCTCCCACTATCTGATCGTAGCAACTGTATGTCGTCATTTGGGTCGAACCTCTCCCAGCCGTTCTCAATATCGGCTTCGGCCTCTAGGTCGAGACACGCCACTTTAACCCCATGTTCGGGGTGTTTCAAATAAATAACAGCCATATGTAGCTTTCTATTAATTGGCGGGCCGTAGCCCGCCGATTTTAATTAGGTGAAAAGTGGAAACTCCCACTTACCCGCCACTGACGTGAACAGTTTACCAGCGCCCGTAGCGTTAGTCGTTGTTGCCAACGAACCCGCAGGGGCAGTCGTGGTGGTCGTTCCAGCCGTAATAGCAGTAGTCAGGAAATACAGACCAGCCGTTGCGTTAGCAACAACAGGGCCGGTAGTAGCCGTCGACGTGAACGTGCCTGAGACAGTAGCTGTCGTCAGAGTCGCGCCGGTAATCGTAGGAGCCGAGATAGTGCCTCCGCTGATCGTCGCGCCCGTAATGGTTGTGCCACTTACGAGTTCGGGATCAGAAAAGGCAACACCTACAGGTTTTGTGTTTGGCATTGCCTTTATCCTTTATTACGAGATGCGGTAAAGCGCCCAAGTGGTAGCACTGGTCTTACGAGCGCGATAGCGCTGTGTCGTTCCAGCAACAGCCGCAATGGTCATCAGACCCTGACTACCAGAGGTGCCGATTGACCAACCCGTGTTTGTCGTCACAGTAATAACGCCAGAGCTAGAACCATCGACGTTGATGATCGAGAAGTCGAAGGTTGCGCCAACTTTAACGACCGCTATAAGTTCGGCTTCAAGATTAGCAACAGTCGGAAGCGTGTAAGCTGCCGCTGAAGCGCCTGGGCTGCCAAGAATCAAGCCACCAACGACCTGTGCAGCCGTAAGCGTAGCCGCGCCAGCGGGGATAGCCGCAGGGGTTGGCGTGTTGATGAAATTGGTGCCGGACAGATTGCCGTCACCTACCTGGTAGCCACCTTCGCCGTTCGGAAGCGCGCCGTAAGGGCCAAACGTCTCAAGCGGATAAGCCGCATTAGCAGTAGTTGTCATGGATTAAACTCCAAAAGAGATGAACAAGGGGGCTTTAGCCCCCTTTTACTTAACCCCAAAGGCGAACGGCCATCTGCGGACGAATCACGCTGTAGCCATAGAGCACGTCGATACGGCAAGGCAGACGGTCGTTGTTGATGTCATACTGACGAACAACGCGTAAGCTGATGCCATTGTGAACCTGACGGCTTGCCATATCGACACCCTGCGGAAGCAGAAGGTCGGCGGTAGCGAAGCTGATCGCGTCACGGTGATAGATCAAGTTCTGTGGATACTGCGTTGAGGCAGCGCCGAGGAACGTGACAGCCGCGCCGGAAACCGGCAGAGCGTCAACCGTGGCGAGAGCCTGACCAGCCGAATACATCGCAGGAACAGTGACCGTAGCGGTCGTTGACGCCGTAACGTCAGCAAGAGCAACGAACTGATACAGCGAGCCGGTTGACTCACGGGTCTGTGGGTTGACAGCGAAGACGCTACCGATGGTGAACACGTCGCCAGCTTTGATGACCGTTGAGCCAAGGCCCGTCAGAACGATGCTGGTTGAGCCTTCAGCGGTAACGGTCGTGCTAACCGTAACAGTGCCGGTGCGCGAGCCAGTCGTGAACTGCTTGATTGACTGAGACATATTCAGCTCGTCGTAGCCGAGGATGCCTTCACCAAACATGCCGTTCTTGAACTGCTTCGAGATAGCTGAAACAGGGTTAAACAGACCTTTCATGCCTTCGATCAACGCAGCGTTAGCGGCTGGGTTAACAGTGGCATAACGAGGCTGCATAACGGCAGCGTTCTCGTTGAGCTTCTGTTGAGCCTGCAACAGGACGAGCGACGTAGCAGGCGTGGTGCCTGGGGTGCCGACTGAGTTGCCGATGTATTTGAAGCTGTTTGCAACGTCTGCGTCGATAGAAGACGCAAGCTGCGAAATACGAGGCTTCAGAACACGTTCAGCGAAGTCGTCCAACTGCATCGTGAGTTCGGCGGTCGTGAAGTTCACGCCGATGTGCTTCTGGCTGGAGACAGTGAGCGTGGTGTATTGCTCGTTGTCGTCCTGAACCTGAAGGGCAGCGCCGTCCGTAACCAATGCGCGGTCAGGAAGACGAATGCGGAGGGTCGAGCCGATCTTAGCGCCTTCTACAGCGAAAGAGTCGTCATACTGACGGTTTACAGTGCGGGTG